TGTTGGGATGAGGGGCTTTTGAGCCAAATTACCATTCGCGTCTTTAGTTTGAACGCTCAAAGTTTGCAACAACTGTGAAGATGTAGCACTTTGAATGTAAGTCAAACCTACGCTAAAAGGTTGAATCATAAATTGGTTCAACGCTTGTTGGTAAGTTACGTTAGGGATAGAAGACGAAATCGTCACCGCACCCGATACAAAGTTACCGCTAGTGTTAAAGTTAGCCGAGTTGATATACTCATAAGCACCAAGGATGTCAAAGTTACTTACCGCCGAACCCGTGTTGGTTACAGTGATGATGTAAGGTTGAGAAGTTGGGGCCATAGGACTCATTGCCCCATCACCGCCATTAGCGGACATAAAATCTTCGCCTGCGGTGAATGACAAATCATCGTCAAAGAACCCGTCGGCATTTACGAAACCCTCGTGCGCACTTCTTTGTGCGTCTGCGAGATACTTGCGAATACTCATAGTTTTATTTTTTAGTTTTTAGTTGTGTTTGTGAAAATTATGGATTTGGTGTAGATACACGGGCTTTGTCGATTGCCTTTTGAATTTGATTGGCGACTAACACACCCACGATAGTAATTGTAACTCCGTACAAAATTCCTTTGATTAATTCGGTTTTCATTTTATTGTTCTTTTTCCTTGCATTAAATAGCACAGACCATTCGCAAGTCGATAGCAAATTTATTTACTATAAATTAGTAGTAATGGTATCGGAAATCAATAAACGAAAATGAAACTATGTAATTTAATTTCACTTAACATAGTTATCCCTATGAGAATATAGGGTGTAAGTACTTTTATTTTAAGTACATTTTCTTCAATCTACCCAACTCGTGAGTGATTGCGGAATCGTGTGTATATTGCTTTTTACCACCAACACCGCGTAATTGTAACATAGGAGTAATAGTTCGTCGATAATTCTCATTCAAATACGCCTTACAAGCGTCGCTAAACATTTTATCATCCACCTTTCCTTGCAACTTCATATTCTCACAATCTACATATTGATAGAATCGCTCATTGCCACCAAAATATTGAGTGTCGACCATTATTTCCGTAATACGAATTAACTCATACTTGTCTTCATATTTACGTTGGTGTCTTTTAGAACTTTCGGTAATTTTATGGAAACGCAACCAATTGATGTTTTGCCACACTTTTGGCCCTATACGACCAATACCTTGATAGTGGAGAATAATGTCCAAATCCCTATGTCGGTTCGTTGCGATAGCACCCATTAAATCTTGAGGCATCATATCACTTACGAATCGGTTAATATCTTCAATCAATAACAACCCACCACTAAATGTGTCTAGAATTATATTTAGCGTAGTGGCTAAGTCATCCAAGGTCATCTTTTTCCCGTTGGGATGAAAAGGTCGCACCCTTCTAGCCTCCACCATTGGGTGTACGGAAAAACGAATCAAGTCTTTAATAGCGATACCCTTAACGTGGGTATATTCATCGTTGACATCTAATATTAAGGCTTTACGTCCTAAGATACCACTAGCGGGGTTTCCCGCTACATAATTGGCAATAAGTTTGTCGGTAGTCCAAGATTTTCCCACGCCTTTCCGCCCAACCGCAACCCCTAATAGCGGTTCTCTCATTCTTTTTTCCTCCGTCCTCGTGCGCCTTTTACCTTACCACTTGCAATATCTTCCATTTGTGACAAAATCGCGGTATCACCGAATTGTGGCGCGGGTCGTCTTTGACGGGCTTTTCTAATTGGCTCATCAACGAGTACCGCATCTTGTACGGGTTCTTCTTTAATCACTTGCACCTCTTCGGGTTCTACATATTGACGCTCGGACTTCGCTTCTTGACGGGGTTGTGGCGCGGGTTCTTCGTATGTAGGTTGGGTAGGTTGTTTTGGTTGTGCGGGTGGCGGTGTATTTGGGCGGGTGTACCCGCTACTCATTTCTTTAAGGGTTTCAATCAACGAGGCGTTTTGTTTACGCAATCCGTAAATCATAGCACCCTTGGTTAACATATCGACACCAAAATAGTAAGCAAGTAATTGCTCATCGGTCATACCGATACCGCGCTTCATCATTACCCGAATCATTACGGGACGAACTTTGTCCTTAAATTCTTGGGAAACGCTAATTACTTCCGCCGTTTGGGAATTGTACTCATTGATGTAATCAAGAATCCCTATTTCTTGACCATTAACGGGCAACGCGATATTGGGGTCAATTTCCCCTTTACGCATCATTTCTTCAAACTTAGCGGGGTCGAATTGAACCAACTTGTTTCCGAATCCGTTTAGTTGCGAGTAGCCATCAAGCACGGCATCCGTTAACGCTGCGGAGGCTGCGCGTTGGTCTTTCTTATCCAAATTCTCTACATACGGGTTCGCGCTCGAAACATCCTCATCGTTCAAACCCCAAGCCGTCCTATCATCCGTCTTTGCACCACTACCATTCATATCCGCCTCAAACCCACTTTGCAATTGTTCAAACGATGGTGGTGTGAACACGGGTTCGGAAATCGGTGTAGCATCCGTAACTTCTACATTAGGTCTTGTGTAAGGTCTTTGCTTTACATTCTCTTGTAACGGATTGTAGTCCGCATCCAATGCGGGTTGGTTGTCAAAGGATATTGTATTGTCCATATATGTATTTTTTAAGATTGAATATTTTCGGGAATTTTTTCTAGGTGCTTGTTCAAATTGGTTCTACTAAACATAAGTTTTTCGTGAATCTTTTTGTCAAAAGTAGTTTCGTTCGGGTAATCTTCAATGAGTTGTTTCGCCTTAGATATGGTAGACATCGAAGCGTGGGTGTAGGCACTTAAATCCGACAACCCATAATTCAAGTCGATGTAGGATATATACACCCAACACGCGAACGCATACTTGCGAGGGTATTTTCGGCTTTTACCAAAAAGTACTTCGGTCGGTATGTCGTAGGCTTCGCAAACGGCTTTCGCAGCCACGGCTAAATCACTTTTCCATAAGACTCCTTGGCTTCCTTTTTTAAGGATTGATATAGTTTGAACCAAGCCTACTTCGGCAAGGGTGTCACTAATTGCGCTAAATAGATTTTCAATCTCCCGATTTTTGCTCGTTGTCATCGTCAATAAAAATTATTTTTCCCTCTTCGCCCCATATTTTTTTTGCCACTACGGAGTGAATCGATTGGTCGCCTTGCGGACACAACACGTCAAACACCGCTTTTAACATATTGTCTATGTCGGGTTTTACTTGATGTGGCTTTCCATTCATCGTCAAACGCTTTTTGTTTGACCAAGAACTCGGCATTGGCATTACAAATATAACATTTACTTCGTCTTTCAAAACAAATTTGTGCATCAAAGCATAAGCCTCGATTCCTTGCTTCACTAAACGATACTTGGTAATGGGAACTCTAGGTGGATTAAGCCACTTATCCCGTTGGGTCATTCTAGGTTTCCCCATTGGGGTCACTCCAAATTCATATTCCATATTTGCTCGTAAATTCTTTCGATTGAGCAACCGCTTTAGCGCAATATACCGCGAAATCAATATCGCTTGCAAAGTGTAATCCTAAAAACATTCTACTCATTGAAATATCGTGTGTCAAACTTTTAAGGAACTCATAATGTTCGGGGTACTTGTTACCAATTAATTCCGTGAGTAATCGCGCTTGAAAAGAATGTCCACTTGGATAGGACGGACTAATCGCGCTTCCACTCTTAAACGGAAACAACTTCGCCTTGTAATATTGAGCCACTTGATACGGGCGAGGTCTTTGGTAAAAGAACTTCAACTTCATTAATAAAAACTTTGAATCTTCAATCAATCCATCTATTTCGCTATCTAGGTTTTCACCAATCTTGTCCGTCACATATTTTTTGAAAATTGTGACTAAATCTTGGTTATACCCCATATAACGTGAAATGATTTTTTCATCTTTTTGTTCGGGTAAATTTTGATAAGCGATTAACTCGCGCAATTCATCTTGCGTGGCTTCGCTATCGTTGGGTGGAAATGGATTGTCTTTGAGTTGCTCGTATACGGATTCGTAAGCACCCGCTTTAAGGTACGGCAAAATTTCATCTACGGGGTTTCCGTAAGTGACGTTATTAAGCCAAGGACTCATACTTGTCGCCCATTTGCTTTTTGAGGTTCAACTTCAATTCGTTGATGTCCCTTCTTGCGTCGGCATCATCTTTATCCAACTTGAGCATAGCCTTTCGGTTGTAATAAATATTCATCACCAACGAAACAATCGTCAATCCAATAATTCCTATTGCTACCCATTGACCAAAATCGTGACTTGCATCATTGTTTGTTTCGGGTGCGGTTTCTCCACCACTTGCCATTTCATTGGCGTTTGGTACGGGTGAAACTACATTTAAAGGCGAAGCGATAGTGGATGCGTTAACCGCCTCTCCCATTCCGCTTGATTGTGCGGGTGCTTGACCCGTCGGTTGTGCTTGTGCTTGTGCTTCCATTATGCTACGAATTTGATTGTGTTGCCTCTACGAAAAACTCCACGATATTGATTAGGCTTTACGGGTTTTTTGTTACCCTCAAAGTTTACCTTGGGTTCGTTTTCGGCGATAATTTCTCTTTTGATTCCTTTGATGTCTAGTGTGTAGTTCCGATAAATAACTCCTATCACCGCACCAACACCAATTATAGCGACACCAACTTTTCCTTTTTGCTTCACATCGCCTTTAGTGTAGTACATCGCACCTAGTACCAACGTCCACCAAATAGGGTTGTATAAGTAGTAGGCCATAGATGTTCTCTCCCAATATTGCTTGGATGTTATCTCCCCCGCTTTCCACTTATCCCTCAATCGCTTTTCGCTATGAAAGTAAAGTGCGTCGGCGGGGGTCGGTATAATATCGGACAATATAAGCCCTACCGCACCCGCATAGAGTAAGCCATTGGAATATCTACCTTCCGATGCGTTAGATATGTCTTCGAATATCTTGTGCATTTAAGACTTCTTCCACGCTTTTCCCGCTACATAAACAGTAACGTAGATTGCACCTAAACTCAACGCAACGCCGAGTAATGCCATTGGCAAATTAAATTTTCCGTTAGTTTCCATATTATTTCTTTTTAGTTTTTGCTACTTTAACAATTTTCGCATCCATAGTCTTGAATGCACTTCGGTTTGTCTTAGCCCCTAGTATTGCATAATACTTGGCGGTCTTTGCTTCACCTTCCGTTTTGAATGTTTCATCAAACATATCGGTCTTTCCAACTTTTACTTTGTATGGCATATTATTTACCCGTGTTAGGTATGTCGGTTTTACTTGCGCCAAAATAGTAGGACACAATCATTGTTATGATTGACACTACGCCTCCACTAATGGAATAATAGATGTCTTTTTGGTCGCTTGGGAAATCCCAAAATATAATCGAGAATAGGACTGTAAACCCCAAAAACAATATCAAGAATGCAATAATAGGGGTGGAGTATTTGGTTAATAGTTCTAGAAATTTCATAGTTGTTTTTTTAATCCGCGTTTTCGATATACCACTCTTTGAAAGATAATTTGCTACCCGACTTTTTCCATAAGGCTTCGTACTTTGCCTTTTTCGTTTGCAACCTCTCGTTAGCCTTCGCTAAACCTTGGTCAATCAAAGATTGCGGAATTTCTTCTACAAGCGTTCCATCGGGTTTGCGGGGTCTATCGTCCACAACATTTGCGTTGGGTTTCTTCAATAATTTATATCCGACGAATAGCACGACGGCGGTAATTCCCGTGTACATTAATATTTTTTGATTGTTAGTCATAATTACAAATATACAATTACTTTTTATATAGGCGATAGTACTCAAAATCCGACTCTCCGCCGTTCTTTTTGTATGCTAACCATTCTTCATATAGTGGGCCACTTAACCTAGCCACATCACTTGTTGTTGATGTATCTAAGCCAACCTCCGCCATACGGGTTGAAAATACCTCTACCTTTTCGGTGGCGACTTTCAACTCATCGGTGGCTTTTTGCAAAGTTTCTTGTAGTTCTTTTTTCTCTTCAATTTTACTTTCTACAAGTGCATCTCCTTGTGCTTTAGCCACGGATGTTACGGCGGAAGCCATTTTCAAGTTACCCTCTACTTTTTTAAGCATTGTTTCAATTTCATCCACGGGCGGTTGATTTACCGCGCCCAACGGGGTAAATATTTCAATGCACAACAATATTGTAACGAATACTAATAGAATGTGTTTCATAATTTTTTCATTGTGTTAATGATACGAAGTTCGGTAATTGCACTTGAAAGGGCGGAATCCGACTTTTTCAAAGCATACCCTAATTTGTCAATTTTTAAATCCAACGCATCTATTTTTTTGTTACTATTTTCAAGTTGTTCCGTATAACTTGATTTTACATCATAGTACAAATAAGATACGCCCACTAATGCAAGAAACGCCACGCCCGCTACGGGGTTCTTACGGAATTGTTCAAACGAAATTGGCAGTGGATTTGTTGATGGTTTTTTTACGGCGGTCATATTATGCTAATTTTTGTTTTTGTACATCGAGATACCCATTTACACCCATAAGTTTAACAATGTAATCTTCGGTTGTTTTAATACCCAATTGATTTACAAGCGTTGTAGTATCGGCGGTCAATAAGTTGGTGTTCTTGATTTTAGAACTATACCTACCGCTACCCGCATTATACATAACAATAATGTGGTCTAACCTAGGTTGTCCGCTATCCTTGATTGTTTTAGCAAATAATTGCCCTAAGTGTACCGCCCCAATCATAGTTGCGAATCCCACATCGGAAATGATTTTATTTCGTAAGATAGGAACGCTTGTTGCTTGTGGTTTTAATTCCAAAAAAGTATTGGCGGGTTGTTGACGAATCTTGATGTTGTTGTTACTCCAAAAGTTTTGAGGCAACGGCTTTTTGATTGTAAACACCGATGGAACGAAATTATACAAAGGATAAAAATTACCTATTGTAACGCTATCCTTTTTTAGTTGGTCTAGTAAGGTTTGCCAAGCGGTTGACGGGGACATTTGCATTATCCCAGGGGTGGCGTTGCGAAGTTCACCATTCGGTGTACCACCGCTCTCTACCGATGCAAAACCTACCAATATCATTACGGGTACTCCACTATAATTACTCGCATTTACAAATTGCGTCATATAATTCGCCTTTACCTTTTTTACTACGGCGATGGCTTGATTTTTCCAAGAGGGTTGCCCCGTTGGAACGCTATGCGTTTTATTGGTGGATGGTATTTTTATTTGAAAACTCATACGATTTCAATTTGCTTTAATTGTTCTACGTCTTGTTCATCAATCCCTTCGACGATAGCCGACGATTTACGAAAATAAAAATATGCAAAACCACCCGCCACCAAAATGACGAATGATACAAGTGCTATGGTTTTTTGATTTGTGGTCATACTATTGGTGGGTTGGCAATAGCGATGTCATTGCTATTAATCAAAGTATAGGTAAATCG